GGTAATAATAGACTTCTTAGATGTACCATCATGAATATAAACATCATCAACACCTACAACAAAATGCTTACCTGCAAACTCTGTAACGCAATCTTTAGCTAAGATTCCCGAACCGTCTGTAAATACTTTTCTAAACGAGAATACAAGACTACCTCCAATAAACTGCATAGCCCATACAGCATCATTCTTATAAATAAAGAACGTATCATTCAACGATTTTCCGTCTATAATCCTACCTTGTGTATCTGGTAAAATGTTATAGCCCGCCTGTACCGCAGGGTCTCCAGTGTCCCATGATGTAGGTACACCTCCTAACGGAGCAGTGTCGCTCCACTTAACCATTGTAGGAAAAGAGTTACTACTGCTGTTGTCATAAATATCTAAAGCAATTAAGAAGTTCTTAAAAGGACGTACAACACCGCAGATCTCACTAGAATCCCAACCTGTTAAAGACTCAAATTTACCTGAAGATGTATTATAAAACTGAGGAACGTCTTGATTATTGTTAAATATCAGCGCACCATTAAATAGTGTTGATGTCCAACCATCATTGTAGTCTCCAGTATAGTCTCCAGATGTTCTGGTAACCTCAGTATGACTACCATCAGCCCCTATACGATAGATATCGGTTTCGTTAGCATAGAACCAATAGTTAGAGTTAAAGTCCGTCCACGGTGTTGCAATTATTGGATTACCAACGACAGTTGTATTAGCTATTGGATTATCTCCCGAATCATACTGAGTACCATAAACTTCAGAATATCCTAAGGCTACATTAGTTCTAGCTTGTCTGAAAGTTATATTATTCCCTCCACTCCATATCTCATTAGGCATAGCATAAGGAGACAGATCAAGGTTAATTCCGCGAGGTCTTTTTATTTCTATCTTCTTATAAGCCATAATTAGCTATCTCTTTTCCAACGGTAAACAACAGTGTAAGGAGGCATGTTATCGTGAGCTTCACTACTACCTGTATTACTAATAGACCCAGTAAAGCCGTGAGTATGATTACCTACCGCAGATACACCACCAGTTAGGTCGTGACTATGAGACCCTGCATTCATGGTGTAAGTAGAGTCTCCTGCGGCGTTCCAGTCGCTGAGTTCATCTATCTCTCTACCCGCCACACCTGTTGCGTAGTACAGGCTATTATCAATAAGAATGTTTCCGTTTGCCGCCCCTTCTAAACGTAGATTAGTTCCGTGTTTGTGTTCACCTGCGCTACTAATTGCAAAGTCATCATCATGAGAATGCCCTCCCCCTTCCCCAAGACTAAAATTCAGAGGGTGGTTATGCTGTGGCATTTGTCCTTCTGTTAACGTAACAGTTTTAGAACCATCAGACAAACCCGCAGTTGCAAAATCAGTATCAGTAGAGTCTATACCTACTAGCATCTTACCTGAGGCAAAGACACTCCAACTAGTCCCTGCAAATAACGTATTAGGATTTGTACCTACTGTTGATTCATAAATAGAACCTACAGGGTATATAGTATTAATTACAGTGCTAACGATGTTATCAATTCCTGTAAGAGAATTAAGGTTAGAAGTACTAGCAGTACAGCCGTCTAACTTGTTTAACTCAGCCGCAGTTGCAGTAACAGCACCTGAGCTATTATCGCCAGATATCCCACTAAACTGATCTTTAATAGCTTTCTTAATATTACGAATGTGATCATCGCCCTGATTCTTATTATCAGTGCCTGTAGGGTTAGCGGTGTCTAGCTGATGTAGCCTAGCATTACCATCATTGTTTACAGTTTCAAGTCCCATGTTAGCCTCTTAGTTATTTTCTATACCTAGCTGTTTTCTTAGCTATCTTCCGTGGTTGTTTGCTGTGTTGCTTACCTTTCTTAGTGTCTGCTCTTTTCTTTCGAGAGGTAGCGGCATATTCTTTCTTAGACAAAGCGGCTCTAGCTTTCTTAGGAAGGTAACGCTCACCTGTAGCTTTCTTTCCCTGAGTACTATTCTTACCTGACTTAGTACCCCACTTCTCCTTTGTCCACTTCTTCAAACTCTTTTGTGTTTTCTTGAGAGGCATTACCGATAACCTCCACCTTTAGCCTTATACTGTTTAGCAAGCATCTGTGCTTTACGTGCAGACCATTGACCTGCCTTACCACCTTTAGTACCAGACTTAATCTTGTTAAACAAGTTCTTACGCATAGTAGGCTTGGTGTAGTTACCTGCCTTGTTAACTGTAGACTTCTTCTTGGTTGGCATGACTACTTACCTTTCTTCATCTTCTTCTTTTTCTTCTTAGGTGGTCTTCCTACTTTGCTTCCGTATGTACCTTTACCTTGTGGCATAGTCTTCTCCTACCATTTTGATTTATTAGCCCAATAAGCCGCTGACATCTTACCCTTAGATATGTTCTTAGCATGTCTGGCTTTGAATGATTTACGTCTTGCTTTCTCTGATGCAGTCTTAGGATTCTTACCCGCACCTTTAACACCTTGCTGACCATAGCGAATAGTCTTAACCTTATCACCTTCTTTAGCCACAACAACATGTGACTTCTTAGGATGGTTAGGCGTACGCTTAGGTTTGTTGTAACCAGAGACACCTGCTCTAGCTAGTCTTGGGTCTTTCTTCTTAGGCATGTTAACTCCTACTTCAATGGATTGGAAAGATATTCAAGACCTTCCCAAAGGTTATCTACTTCTGTATTTAGTTCCTTCAAGCTTTCACCTACATCACCTACATCTTTTGTAATGACTTCAGCTTTAGCCACAGTGCCTTTGATAGACTCTATGTCTTTAGATAGCTCAGAAACGTCTCCTTTCAATTCTAAGAGGTTCTTCTGCTGTACCACTAGGGTATCTAGGCTAGTCTTTAAAGTGGCTAATTTACCCTTTAATTGCCCTACATCGTTGTCTTCAAGTCTTTGCTCTATAAGCTGTACTTTCTCTACTGTTGCTTTAACAGCAGATGCTTTCTTCTCAACGATGGCTAAACGAGAATATAAGCTACTTGCAGTCCACACTGCTGAAGCTATTGTAGTTGCTAATGATAATACAACTGCTATATAAATACCTTTTAACTTAACACCGCCAATAGTCAACTCAGTTTCTGATAGCTTCATAGTTCGTTACATCCCTCGTTATACATAAAACAGTTATAGCCCTGCGCTACAGGACTGGTTTGGAAAAACTCTGACTCACTACCTGCCGCTAATATATCAGCCTCTGTAATGTAAAGGTCTAAACCCATGTTATCATTACCATTAAGATATACAGCTGTGAGATTACGTGTAGTGTTATACCCCATTGCTACCCACTGTGCATTAGCATCATAGAATATATTAGTCTGCTCTGCTGTAGTGTTAGCATTCTCAATACCCTGCTCTAAGAAAGCTACAGCTTCTTCTGAACCTGCTACAGCTAAGTAAGCACTAGCGTTGTTAGCGTGGGTCTCAATCTCATCTACAGATTGGTTATACGTGTCAACAGTTTCTTGTTCTACTTGCAACACTGAAGCACTCTCTGTTACAAACGTCTGTACCTCTGCTTCTTGTTGCGGAGTTACAGCTTCTTCTATTCTTTCGTTAACCTGCAACACTGTACTCATATCAACTACAGCTTCAGTGAAACGCCCTATTGCCTCGTCCATCAAGTCTAGCTCATCCATAGCTTTGTTTTCTAATACAGCTTTAACATCACCATACGGCTGATAGTTATTTACAAAGTTATCTAATGCTTGGTTATAAGCATCTACTTGTGCTTCGCTAATGTGAGCAGTGGTAGATAAAGTACCTGATGATAAAGCATCACCTTGATGTGCATACTCTGTAGCCGCCCCTACTAATGTAACACCTGTAGTAATCTGATTGACAATATCAGAAGAGGTGTTTAGTAGATCGTCTTTCTCACTTGCTTGTAGTGCGGAACTTAGCAATAATAGAGGTAGTAGTATCTTCTTCATCCGTGTCCTCTTCTCCTATGTTTAGTATTATGTTATACCACTCTTTAGTATCTTTGTTGTAATCAGGAATGTAAATCTCAGGCTGTCTTTTCATAGCCAACACTGCACGTTTACCTACAACCAACTTACCATTTAACAACAGAGGGCAAGGTGTACCTGACAAGAACATCGAACGCCATACTTCTGTTGCTTCACACATCCTAGCCACTGCCGCTACTTTCATTCCTAAGTCTGATAGTAACTTAGCATCTCTACGTCTATCACAGTTAGGATCAACTTCATAAGTACCGCTAGAGAAGCCTACACCTACTGTCTGTAGTGAACCACCTGAACCTTTAAGGCAAGTGTCCATACCACTACTCATATAACTAGGAGTGATTGCAGAACCTACTGGTATCTCGCTACTGCTTCCTGCTCCATTGTACGTATTACTAGTTGACGTATCTGTAGTTGTGTTGTTACTATTAGTAGTTGAGTCAGAACCGTGGTACGTATTCAAACTACCTTCTTGTGCGTTGTCCGCTAATGTTACCCAAGACAACATCATTAATAAACAAAATAACTTTCTCACTTCTTATGTACAATCTTCTGTACTGTCTCTGATTCATAGATACGAAGACCTAACCAGATAATAGTAAATAAACTAGCAACAGGAGGCAACCAAGCCGCTAGTGACATCACACCTGTGGATGCCGCGAATACGTCTACAGCTTGTTTTGTTTCTTCTGTTACCATGTTGTTCTCCTAAGAATTATCTTGGTATTTCGTGTACTATATTATAAACTACATCATCGCCATATCTTGTACCGCGATAAACTTCACCAACAGTTTCATCGTCAATAGATGCTGTAACAAGGGCTTCTGCTACTTGTAGGGATTCTTCTTCTGTAGAACATTCTTGATGTATAACATCTACCACTCTGCCTTCGCTGTTTAGTTTGCTATATCCAACAATCATAATCATATTCCTGTGCTTGTTATTCTTACTTGTGCATCTTTAACGACAGCCGAATCAGTTGAAGCCAGTTCTTTAATATTTAACTTGTAAGTTAAAGTATCATCGGTGTAGGGTAGTTTAAAACTAACATTATGTCGTTCAGTCCCTGACCTATATCTTTCAGCAATGTCTTTATAAACAAGAAGTGATGCGTTTGCGTTTTGCCACGCATAAGGGTGGAAATAAACAGTATCGCCAGTTGCTATTGCATTTGTAGTGTTTGTAGCGCAGAAGTATGTTCTATCTGAATTATCGTTATAACTTGCTGATAGGATTTGATGTTTTAAACCGCCTGAACTAGATTGGGATACTCTACAAAACTCTGTAAATAAGTGCGTGTGGTCTCCTGAAACCCAATACCACTGCTCATTACTATTTCGTGTGCTATAATAGGATGAAGATGAAAAAGCATTAGCAGTACCTATACTAATTGCTGAGACAGTGCTTGGAACAGTAAGATATAAAGAAAGCCTAATGTCGTTATTGCTACTGCTGACATAACTCCAAACTGTACTCCACTCTACATCAACAAAACGCATAGTTTCTACAGGGGTGCTTGGGTGATATAAAGTTTGATACTGCCCTAGATTCTGGTTTGTTGTTGTTAAGGAAAGTTGCTGATTAAAAGAACTTATCCTATCATCTCTAACTCTATGATAAGGAATAGTATCTAATCTAGCACCATCTGTGGCTACGTCTCTGCCGTCTACTGTGCCATTTACAGTAATATCACCATCAACGTCTAGGTCAGTTCCGTTAGGCAACTCAAGTGCTGTAGATGTTAGAGACATTACTGTTGTAAGTGAAGCTACTCCGTCTTTCATAAGATTGAAATCTAGTTGACCATCATAACTAGCGTGAGTAACATCTTTGAGAACACCTGTAATATTGGCATATTGAATAGGCGGTATAAAACTAAAATCTTCGTTCCAACCATAAAACTCAATCTTACCTGCTTCATCATCATCAGCAGTAGTGGGCGACCTTCTTTCTAAACGAATTGTTGGGGAAGCTACATCGCTAGTATCAGTACTAGAGATAGTCAGAGCAGGTGTGTTTGTGCTTGCCTGCGTGAGACTTATGTTGCCTGTACCAGTAATATTGTTGCCGTTAAGGTCTAAATTACCGCCTAACTGTGGAGTTGTATCATCCACTAAGTCTTGCATTGCAGAGTTAGCGGTAGCGGTTGTAGTGGAGAGAATGCCATCTCTAGTTGCTATATCTACACCATCGACAGTGCCTGTTGCAGATATATTACCCT